AAAAGGGCATTGAGTCCTGGCTCCAGTTCTTTCGCTAGTTGTGCGCGAGAAATTGCCATTTCTTAATCCCCTTATACACCTGTCGTAGAAACAGTGCCCTGTGCAATGCCACCATTAGGAGCATTGAAGTGGTTGTTTATACGAACAATTAATGGAATACCAGCCGCACTAAAGTCATCGTTTTCTGGTTCATCTAAGATGCCCATAATACGAAGTGCATGTGAGTTGGTAGTTGCTACGGTATTCAAATCTGCTGAAGCAGATGAGATACCTGTTGTATTTGATCCACTGTTACCAGTTGCAAATTGAATGTTTGAGAAGACAGCGGTACGAAGCTCTGCTTCTGTGTCGTTGCCTGTCTGCACATTCGATGTTGCAATTGTGAACAGTTGTGCTGGATTGTCATACAGGAAGGCTCTTACAGGGAAGTTTGAATCTGCTCCCGCTGCTGATGAGCCAGGCCAAAAATTGGAAAAGACCGTTTTTCCGTCTGAGGATCGAACATATTCACATCCATTCATAACACCAACTATAGACACTGTGCCACCCGCTGCTGCTTGGAGATCATCAATGACCCCTGCGGCTAAAGGTATGACAGCCATGCCTTGATAAATTGGATTGGCGTTATCGGAAGCGATGCGATATTCAGTTACCCCAACAGAGTGAGGTGCCGATCCCAGCATACCATACGGTCTTAGACCAAAGGCTCCGTTTGTATTTGCCATTTTCAGTTACCTTTTAAGTTATCTTAATCGGTATCAGAATTTCTTCCTCCACCGAAACTTACCCTGCTTTGCCTATCATTATGGATTGGCATTGAAGGGTGCTGCTCTTTCATTAGGTCCTGGTCAACAGCCGTCATCTGGTCGCGGGTTCGGCCCCCGAAATACTCGTTTCTTTCTTTTGCTGTCTCCGCTGGAAGTCTACAAAGCATTAAGCCACCCTGACCTATAACTCCAGCGTGTTTGCCCTCATCAATAACTGGGTACTGATATCCTGGATACTCTTCGGCTCTGACCGGCTCCCATCCCTCTCGAAAACGAGAGTGAACATTCATGGAGTCGTCTTCGCCTCTAACAGAGGTTCTAATCCAACGATGAACATACCCATCGGGGGCAGGTGGTGCTTCCAACCTACTTGGTGGTGCCCACGGTTTTCTGCGCTCTTCTGAAGAGCGATCCTTTGCTGCACGAGATGTGCGCTTTTCTCTATTTTCAGTCATGTTAGTTATCCCTAGCCATTAGTCGTGCTTTTTCTTTGGCATATTGTTCCAAAGTAACATTTAGTCTTCTTGCCTTATCAACCTCTGACGGAGTTAACGTAACTGAGTTGCGCCCTGATGGTTTGCGGGAAGCTGAAGTATCAGCAGGAGCGACCTTTGTACTTCTTCCGGTTTTCTTAAAGTAGTCAGGAAATCTATCCTGAATTCTTTTATTAATTTCATCATAGTACTCATCCGAAGTAGCGTCAAACCCTTCATATTGAGTAAGATCTTCATTAATCCTCATTGCCTCTCTAGTCATGCGCTCATCTTGTCCAAACCACTCGTTTTTTTCTGCCCATGCAACGGCTTTTGGGTCCGGCACTACTTGTGGTTGAGACTCAGGTTGAGGTTGAGGTTGAGGTTGAGGTTGAGGTTGTTGCGCTTGTTCTTCTTGTCTTTTAACCCCTAGACGATGACGTTCTTGATCAATTGATATTCGAGACAACGCTTGTTGTGCCTCAAACATACGATCAACATCACCCTCATCATGCGCTTGTTTGTATGCTTGTTTAGCAAGATTGACATCATTTTCTAGACGTTGGCCAAACTCTGACAAGTGCGCCTCTTGAGAAGATGCCATCTGTTTTCTTAGTTTTTCGTTTTCTTCTTTTAGTTTCTTAGCCAGTTCAACCGCTTCCTGACCATCTCTTTCAGCACGTCTGTACTTTTCAGTAAGTTTGTTGATCCTTTTCTTGACACCTTTAGAATAGTTATCAAGCTCCTCATCTGATTTAGGTTCAATCTCTGGCTCTGGCTCTGGCTCTGGCTGCGCTACTGAAACGGGCTGTTCAGCCGTCTCCTGTTCTGGCTCTATTTGAACCTCAATTTCTTCAGATTGTGAGGTCTCTTCTGTTTGCTTAATATCTTCATCAGACATTGTTCACATCCTCTGGGTCGTTAATTACTGCAATAACTTCATCGTCATTGATGATACGAAGCTCTTTTTCCTCTTTATCTCGAAAACGAGCACCGGCATATCGTCCAATACAAACCCAATCACCCTCACTGCACCAAGCCTGATTACCGAACTTAGATGAATCTTTGTATGCTAGCGGCCCCATGTTAATTACTTTGGCAACAACAGTTCCAACTGCTTCTTTTTTGCGAACGTCTTCAGGCAGGACAATTCCACCTTGCGTTGTTTTTTTACCCTCGTAGGGACGTACTAATATTCTCCAACCGGTCGGTCGGGGAAATGGAATGTCAGTCATCTTCTTCATACCTTTCCAGCAGGGTTCTCATTTCTTGTCGGACAAAACAGATACCCTGGATCTGTCCTGTCACGTTGCGGTAGTCTTCTATAGATTCAATACTACCGTTCGCCAAAAACTCTTTTAGATCTTCTTCACGACTATCCAGCACTTTATACAGTGCTGTTGCAAATTGCACAATATCCATCAGTCTTCTATGCCATCAGAATACAAATTGTCAAATGTTATGTTAGGGTCGGTATAACTAGAATGACCCTCTGCGGAGTGCGTGTATTGACTTGGTTTGAAATCAGGGGCACCTTCGCCTGTATCCCAAAGTGCAGGTGATGTTGCCCTGACTCTGTTGTTTGGCAAGGCAATGATGTTGCCCTCCCAAGGACCCTCAGTTAGATACAAGACATGACTTTGTTTGTGCTGATCTGGCGCATCGGCAATCTCATACTCAGTGTAATCCACTGTGAACATATACCGTGCTTCATAGAACTCGTGATTGACCTTGGCAATCCAAGGGCTTGAACTGACCCGATCTAAGACGATGACTTCGTGGTGTCTGGATTCACAATCCCACGGCTGACAGATATAGTCTTCCATGCGTTCAGGCCATTCGTCGCTTTCTGTTTCTACATCAGCAACCAGTGCCTGTATGGGCATTCGCGCCCACATCGCGCCACCATGACGATTCTCATCACTATCTTCTAAGTGTCTTTCCTGGCCGGTGAAAACAACCTGAAAACTCAGCGACCTGTCTGGGATCGTATTAACTGCGATGGCTAAAGCATGGAGATATTCCCCGTGGTAGTCATCGTGATTGCAAGTAAACTCTTTCCGCACCCAGCATTTAAAATACGGGATGTTGCTAATCAGATATGACATTAAAATGTTCCGCTAAATTTCGTTCCTTTAACCTGTGCTTTTTCTGGCTGTGGGCCACTGTCCATAATTAATACGGCTGCTTTTACTACTTTGCCATCTTTAAAACCTTCAACACCTCGACCTTTTAAGATATCGGCTTGAGTCACTTTGCCATCACCAGTTAGATCTGGAAATTTTTTCTTAGCCACTTTACCTCCCAGAGCCTTTCGCTCAACATCATCAATAACACCTTTATTTTTTGACGCATAAAATACAGCCTCACCTTCTTCGGCACCGTACTGCTTCTTCATGGCCTTCATAATCTTTTTACCTTTTTTATTTAAAGGCATGATTATTTATCCTTTTTCCTTTGAAAAGACTCTATTGCGCCTCCGCCAAAATAAAAACCCAAGATTAAAAGCATGGCGTAGTTGATTTGAAACTGCTCCATCACTTGGGACACAGAGGAAGGATCGCCCTTTCCGGTCAGTGTCATAGCAAGGACTATGATGAAACACGACACATAAGTCAAACCGAACATCAGCGCGAGGTACCGCTGGGCCACTTTAAATGGGGCGTAGCTGTTCATCAACGCTACTTTGGCTTGGGTCTTTGCCTCTATGGATTCAGTTTCAGAAGTATGCATGTCATCAATCAAATCCATGCCTTTCTTGATAACCGTCTCACTGCCAAGTATTTTTCCTAATGCACCTAAAATCATGTGCTTTCTCCTAGCTGATCTGTGGGAATACAAATTAACTGATAATTAATAATTGGCTCACCCAATGTTCTCACTCCCTCTACTCTTTCTTGCATACATGAATCTGCACTCGGAAACGTATCTACTACACTCATGTAAAACATACTTCCCTTTATTGTTATAAGCATTAAAACCCATGTCATTTCAGTATCTTAGTGTTTCTTGGATTTACCCACTCTGGGACGCAATACGCCTGTACTTTACGCTTTGTCCAATAGTTATATCGTGTACGGCTAACTCGATCTGCAAAGTAATTGCACCGGTTAATAGAGTAAAAATACGCTTTCTTATCAGGTATGACGGTGCCATCAGCAGTCATCACAATTAGCGCAAACACATAGATCACTATGCACCTCGATCATTTTTTATTCATCCATGCGGTTGTGCCCATGTATGCGCCTACGATACCTGCACCTGATATATAAAAGAGGTTGCTTATATCTGATAAAGCTTGTACCCGTTCTATCGGCACGAAAAACATGGCAGCAGTAAATACACCCATAGCAATTAGGGTGTATCTTGCCATGCGTAACTGAGCTAAGTTTTTGCGTAACGCTGTCTCGGTTTCTTTGATGGATGTAATCCGGGACATTTCCTCGTCACTGATAACACCATCACCGTCTTTGTCATACTCAGCATAGATAGATTCTTTTTGTAATTTCTTCTGCGTCATACTGCCCTCAAAGTAGAGAGCCAATATACAAAACCACAGACCGCAGCCAATCCCAACAAACAGCTAAACACAATAACCACAGACTTAGCGATATCAGCGTTTCTCTTTTGCTTCGCAATCTTCGCTTTCTTTTGTGCCTCCAACGCCTCATCACGGTTGCGTTTGGCCTCTGCCTGAAACTTTAAAAAATCAGTATACAGGTTCGCCCGACCCTGATAGATCAACATATTTTTTAACTCTTCTTCTTGTTGTCTTAATTTCTCAAGATGTAAGAAATTCTCTAAATCAGAGCCAGTAGATTGAGAGCCGCCAGATTTTTTCTGTATTTCTGCCTTGGCATTAAAATACTTTCCAAGTTGGTCGGCACAGTCGGTTATGTCTCTCCCGTTTTTTAATAGCTCTTTGACCGCGCCAATGGCGGTGTTCGCGGTCTGAACAACGGCTATGGCTTCAAAGATCATAACCTTCCCTTAGTTTCTATTTTGTTGTGCCTGTATCCTTGTAAGGTTAACTTCAGCACGTTGATCTGCGATATCCTCTTGTAGCTCTAATCGAGCAGAGTCCGTAGCGGCTCGTTGCTGTAGTTTTTCTCTTTCGAGTTGCAGGTTACTAGCATCTAACTGAGCACGACGCTCAGATTCAGCCGCCCGAATCGCAAGTTCTTTTTGTCGTATATCAACTAAAGGATCTTGCTTTTCACCCTGTTGTGGTTGAATGGTTTGTAAGAAATCTGTGACTAACTGAGCCTCTATCTGAGCGACTCGTGATTCTGTTTGCTCTACTGGAATAGGTGGGGCCATCTGAGCAAGCTGTGGATCCATGTTTGCCATAGCATTTTGTATTTCTTGCTGTGCAACCATTCTGGCTTTAAACGCTATATGTTCCATACAGTGAGACACCAACATCCCAAACACACTTGGCGATGCCTGAACCAAAGGTGTAACCATTAGAGCAACGTGTGTTGCAATGTGTGCATCGTGATCTTGCTCTGGAAAAGCAGTCAGTAACTGTCCTGCTAAAGCTCTGGCATTCTCAATGCTAGGATCGGTTGGTTTTGGCTCTGGCGCGGGTGGTAAAATTTCGTCAATGTTTTGCACTTCCAAAGCTTGATACATTCTTTTGTACGCTGCCTGTAAGTTGTGCAGTTGTGGATTAGATTGTGCCAACTGCAACTGTGTCTGTGCCAACGTTATCCGCTGTGCCATTGAAAAAATATTGGGGTCAGAGACCGGAAGAATATCAACACGGTCATCAAAATCAGACTGCTTGATCCCTGCATCAACACCTGTCGCGTATGGATACGACGGTGGCATATTGTCACGAATCAGTCGGGCAAGAATCCTGAACTCTGTTTTCTGTGCATAGTGCAACCGCTTGTGTATAGCTGACATGACTTTCATGCCGCGCTCAAGCAACGCAACGGTTGTGCCTACCGGTTGTTGTTGCGACCCAGGTGATCCTGTTTGTTGATCTGCTATCGAAACAAACCGACGGCCAGACTCAATCAAAACACCCAACAACTGCGCTAACGTGCCAGAAGGCTCTTTGTACGGTAGCGGTATAATACTGTTTCGGATGTCTCCGCCCGGTGCATCGATATCACGAAACTCACCCGGTGCTATTGGCTCGTCATCATTACGGACTCTGATGCCACGAGCTTTGAAACCTGACGGAAGGTTCGCTAGTGTACCGGCATCAATCAACTGTCTCAGTATTGAAGTAGCTGCTTTTCCTAATCCACCAATCATGTGAATCAGACCAAAGCCATAGAAACCAAGACCGGGCAAGAACTTGTAGTGAACGAAGTACGACACCTTCTGTTTTAGTGTGTCGTTTTCCTCGTAGTTTCTGCGGATCGCTAGAACTTCTCCGCTACCCTGATCGAGCGTGACAATGTACGGTAGTTTGATTCCTGTGGGTTCCCCCATCTGATCAACATCTTCAAAACCTTCAATATCCAGATTGACATGCATTTCAAGCACTGTGTAAAGATCGTCGGTTGCGCTTTTCTCAACGCCATCTATTTCGTTTACCTTCGATTTGACCGGGTCAGAATCTGCTTCATAGTCAGCCGAAATATCAATATCTCTGTAGAAACCAGCAACCTGTAACTTACGAATTTCATTTTCATCCATGCGAAGAACGTGCGTAATCCGCGACGCAGTCGCGAGATCACTCGCCGCATAAGAGACGACCAAGTCCTCCGCTGGTATGAATTTAGAAACGGGTCGTTGTTTCGCTTCATCAAAGTAAACCTTTTTGAACGTTGAACCTGATAAAGGTAAATAGAACAGCATCTGATCGGTATCTGGATCGAACTCCTCCATGATCTCCATCAGCATGTAGTTCATAAAATCTTTGACGCGAACAGCTTGTGCTTCTTTTTCTGAATCCTGTGCACCTAATACATTTGTTCTAACTGGACCACCAGCAGGTAACAATTCTTTGTATGCCTGTGCCTGAAACTGAGTTACTGACTCTGCGATGATCGGGTGCGTGACTCCTGATGCACCCTGAAAAGGTTGCGTTCGCTCTTCATACTGAATTCCTAAGAGATCTAGTCCTTTGGTGTATCCTTCTTCCCACTCTGACCTTGACTCTTGGTCAGTCTCATACTGCTCTCTAAGTTCCGACGAAAGTTCACCCAAGATAGTATCGTCGAGAGTTTCTGCCAAATTTGCATTGTGATCGTACTCCTGCACTTGGGTCATCATCTGTTCTTGTATCGCTTGAACGATGGCACCCTCTGGTCCTTGAATAATCTCTGCTCCGTCAGCAAAGTCCTCAACCTGCGGTATTTCAACCTCGACACTAGGCACGGCCTCCAATGCTGGGTCAATCATGCCTTGCATTTGATTTGGAGGAACTGACATTAAAATATTCCTTTAAAGTTTTCTGTGCCTACCTTAATCAGACCACCCTCCGATTTTTTCAAAACCCCTTTTTTTCGTAACAGAGATCTAACCTTACTAGGAGACAGTTTGTCAGCGTAACTTCCTAAGATTTCGTCAACACCTCTTTTTTCCCCTGCTCTCAACAAATCATCTACTAACTGATCCATTTTTTCATCGTATGATTTTGCTTTACTCATTAGTAATACTCCCTATTTCTTGGTGCATACATTTCTTCCTCCTCGTCACCGTCCAGTGAGATAAACCCACCTTGGCGAAAACGAATCAGAGCCATAGTCATACTATCTACGAAGTCATCATGGTCGCCATTGGGAAAGGCGGCACATTCTTCGATCACTTCGTCTGCAAACTTTTTTTCTGGAGCCCAAACCATCCCAGCTTCAAAGATTGGTGCAACGGTGTGCATTCGGGTCACTTTATCACGACCTTTAGCAGGAGTATAATTTAACACGGGTATACCTGTCCTGCGTAGTTCGTCAGTCAAAGGTGTGCCGGTAGCTTTTGCTTCAACAATCACCATGTCTGGTTCCCAATATTCATATTCTTCTAAAGCGACCTCTTTTAATTCTGGGAAGTTATATCGGCCTCGTCGGGCATCAAGCAGGATAATATGCTCTGCTCCTCCTTCCTCTGGTTGAAATACGCCCCACGTCGTGATTGCTGAGTAATCCGCTGTCTCCTTTTTCGAGAACGCCGTGTCATATGACTGCATGATATATTTGACCGGTGGGACATCGTCTTTCTCCCATGTTTGCCACCACTCGCGTTTGACGATTGCACCTTCTGTGGCAGTAGGTTGCTGTTGCCACTGTGCATTCCACTTGGCAACAGGCAGTGCAGCTTTGACTTTTAATAAGTCATCAGTGCTCCAAAACTCAGGCCAAAGCGGTTTGTCCGAAGGCATGATTGCAGGGAACTCCACAACCTCCCATTCGTCAGACATCATGTCGTTGGCCTGTGCTTTCATCAGTTTTCCGGTGAGATCTTTCGTCCCCCAGCGCGTCATTACGAGAATAATCGCGCCACCCGGCTGTAAACGTTGGCGAGGACCTGACGTATACCACTCGTAAGCGTTGTCAAACGCTCCTTCACTAAGAGCATCCTGCTCTGAGTGGGGATCGTCGATGATGAAGAGGTCGGCTCCTCGACCGGTGACGGCTGCACCGACTCCTGCTGCGAAATATTCGCCTCCTGCTTCCGTACCCCAGCGACCGGCCGCTTTGTCGTCCGCTTTGAGCTTCGTTTCTGGGAAGATTTCATAATATGCCTCCGTTTCTATTAAATTACGGACTTTACGACCGAATCTGACCGCTAGTTCCGTGTTATGCGTTGCTTGAATGATCTTTAATTTAGGATTTCGCCCCAAAAACCACGCTGGCATGAGGTAAGAAGCGAATTCTGACTTGGAATGACGAGGGGGCATGTTGACAATCAGCCGTTTTAGCTCCCCTGTTGCTATTTTTTCGAGTTTTTCCGCAATTATACGGTGATGACGGCCCTCTATGAAGTTGTCATAGACGTGATGCACGAAGGGCATGAACTGATTTTGCGCTTTTTCGCGGGTCGCGATCCTTATTTCTGCCTGTTTGAGGGCTAAAATCTCTTTCAGCACCTCATCAGGCAAAGATTCCAGGGTCGAGGACATCAGCTACGGCGCAATGCACCCAATCCAAACGTTGGAGTGAACTGCCGTTGCGCTTGGAAAGTAGGTTGCAGTGATACCGGAGCCAAAGTCGGCAGTCCTGTGTAAGCAAACTGCACTGGTTCGCGTGGCTGGTAGTTAGCTCCGGTAATTACGTTCTGCCCGACAACAGGTTCCGGTGCTTGATTCTGGGCTAACGGATCTTCAGGAATTAATGGCGGGATGATTGGGTCATCGCTGCCTCTCCCTTGGCTTTGTTGTTCCCGAAGCTGTCTTTGACGTTCAAGAGCTTCTTTCACAGCCGGTGGTTTTTCTCCAAATGGATCAAAATCAACTTCATAAACTATACCATTAAGCTCTACAGCGGCAATCTGCCCCTGTTCATTAGGCAAGGGAGTACCACCTCTTTCAAGTGCTCTGTATGCAGCGGATCCCGGTTTTACTAAATCAGAAACAGCACTACCAACAAACGATAAAGGAATCTTGGTTCCAGCAACTTCAACATCGGGAATGTCTAAAAGGGGAAGTGTCCTTGCTCCCTCTTGCATTCTTAACTGTTCAGCAGGATTGTAACTTGCTCCAAAGGCTGGAGCTTGGCTAACTAAATCACGGCTACCAAGGAAAAAGTCATCCGTCACAACACCCTCTGGAGTTGTTTCTCTGGTTTGCCCAAATACAGGTGTTCTGGCAAAGTCCGAAACGGCTTGATCAATTGACTGCCCTAAAGGGTCATATGTCCGACGCATTGGAGTTAAAGAACCAAGTCCAGTGAACTTTGGACCTGCGACGTTAAAGACCTTTGCTCGAGCCTCTTTAACAATTTGTTCTGCTGGATTGAATCCATACTGTGTCATGCCCTGCGCTTGAGCTTCTTTAATCAAATCAGACTCAAAAATATCGGTGTCAGCATCTCCAAACAAAGCACCAACGCTAGGACTGCTTTTTTCTATACGAGGTGTTCTGCCTATGGAATCAATTAACCCGCTTTCATACGTTGGCTCATCTTGAAAGAGTCGTCCATCAGCAAGCTTTTTGCCTGGTGTGGGCTCAGGAGCAGGAACTGAAGGAGGACCGCCCGGAGTATCCGAATCAGGAAACGGAGTCGGAGAAAACTCACGAATACCTTGTATTCTTGGAGTGTCTATGGGGGCACGTCGGCCTCTGTCTGCGGGAGACAGAGTAGGTTCACGAACCTCAGTTCTATCAAAAAAATCTTCAATCTCGTCCGTATCATCACCTCGATCACGAGCCTCTTTCATGGCCTCGTCTACACGATCTTGATAATCCGCTGCCTCATCGTCTTCAAAACCTAACGCTGAATCTTGGTCGTCTTTGCCTTCTGGATCGCCGCTCATACGCTTAAACTTCCTATGTGGTTTCTAAGACCCCGGTATATCCTAGCCTTCATCCCAGGACCATACCTCTCATTACACCAGTTTCGCATCACACGCATCACATAAATACAATTGCCAAACGGTGCCGCAAAATCTATGCACCATAGATTACCATCTTCCCCTGCAAAATCCATAGGCTGCAACCTGCGCTCCCGCGTCAGGTAACCATGTTCAGCTTCAGGGGACAAAAAAGCATGTGTGCTAAAACCAATCGGGTTGGCCACATCATCATAAGCAACCAACAACTTGCCATGGTCCCTAGGTGCAAGGATCAATCTCTCAATATCACGGTCATTGTAAAAACGGTGCGTGTCAGACTGCGCCATCAAAAACAAAGTGTTCTCCACTAACGGCGCACCTGAAAGGTTCAAATGAATTCGCATGGTGATTTTTTCTCGGACCAAGGGACTCCAACGTGAGTCTACACGACTTTTAAGGGTGGGGGTCGGAACGAAATTCTTGGTCAATGAAATTACTGAACTAACCGCATATAGCACATATACACAAGCACCACCCGATTTTAGGGGGTGACCCCATCGCAACAATGTCCCGCCACCGTCCGAAATGCCCCAAGTAACCGGACTTTTTTGCATGATATTAGACTAATGTCTAATATATTAGTTTACATTAGTCTATAGTATATCAAGTGTAGTTAGCGGGGACTACAAAAAACCCCACACAACAGAGGACGCGAGTCATGTTTGACAAGCAAATAATTAAAGAGGCCGTTGGCCGTAAGTTCTTTTCCGTAACCTTTATTAAAAAGGATAATTCACTTCGTAAGATGGTTTGCGTATTACCATCAGCCGACCGTTTCTTTTCGGGCGGTGAGTTACGCGGTAACCGTGAGCGGTTACTGTCCGTGGTTGATATCAACCTACTTCGTAAAGGTGAAGACCCCAAGAAATCGTGGCGTTCAATCAACCTCGACACTATCGTTGAGTTCAACTTCATGGGTCGTAATTGGGTTAACTAAAGGAGACGGGGGACGGCAACGTCTCCCGATTTTAAAGAGGTCAATAAAATGAGATGTAAAAACACAATTAAAAAGTATGTTCCTCGTGGCTATGACTACCGCGAGATTGAATATCAATGCGGCTCTACTGGGATTGATGGCGAAGCTATCTGGTGTAACGAATGTGAGGAATCTGATCGGGTTCGTCGTATCGAGGCCAACAGCAAAGCAGACAATGCTTGGTGCCGTTCAGCTAACTGGGGGGAAATGTAATGGCTAAAGAATATACTGCCGAGTTCCCATATCGGGATAAAGACGAGTACGAGTTTACCGTTTGGCTCACTTTTTCAGAGACTATTGAAGAAGATGTAAACTACGAACAACGGGAGCTTTTGAGTATTGACAATTACCACGCGGTTAGCCGTGGCAGAACCTTGAACAC